ATAATGTTTTCACAGCTTCGTATGGAATGTTTTCTTCTACAAGTTGACTCGCAAAAGTCATACGCAAGGAATGCGAGCCTGCGTGCCTTTTACCTGATACAATACCAGCATCCTTAATGTGCCTTGAAACAATATTGGTTACAGCACTCGTAGTCATAGGCTGACCTCGACCGTTCAGAAAAAGACGATCAGAATCGGATTTTTCTCTCCCGTTAGCGAGATAATCGAGCAACGCGGTCTTTGCATCCTTTGCAATAGAAATTGTGAGTGGAATGCCAGTTTTGTATTGTATGATATTAATGCGTGAGGTTTCAAAATTGACATTGCAGAGACATAATTCACGCACATCTGATTGTCGTAAACCCGTTCGTAAAATCAGAAGAACAATTGCGTAATCTCGCTTTCCTTGAGGCGTAAACCTCTCCATACTATTAAGAAGCTGGCTGATTTCTTCTCGGGTATATACAGAAGGCACTGTCTTTTTTTTACGCATCCGAGGTAAGATTTCAGCAATATTTTCAGTAATATACGAATTCTCAGCAAGATAACGAAAAAAACGCTTGGCATGGTTGATGAAATTATGCTTGTTTGTTGTTTGTTCAAAGGCATCAAGCAATAATTTTGTATTTACATTTGCCCATTGGGATACACCATTCAAATCAAAATACCGGAGGATTGCCGTGCAAGAAACTTGATAAGCGTCTATTGTAGATTGTTTAAATCCTTCTCGGTTAAGGTGAGATATGAAATCAGTGTAACCATCTTCAAACCGTGATGGACATTTTCTGGAGGTTCTATCATCAACATTCCGCTCATATTTGAATTTGCTACGAGGGTCTCGCTGCCAGTATTTATATCCAAACAAATACAGATTTAACTGACGTATGCACGCACGACGATACCCAAGCGCACTTTTGCTGACCCCCAACTTCTTCTCATCTTCAAAAAACGCCATACCTACTTCTGGTGAATATTCATTGATTTTATTCTGTCCAGCATACAGAACCATCCTCTTCATTGTCGTCCTGTATCTGCTGATGGTGTGGTTGCTTCGATTCTGAGTCACCTCAGTATGCTGCAAAAAGCGACAAGATAAATCATGCCAATACATTTCTGCGTCCAAAATTTACATCTCCTATCATTAATTTTTAATCCTGCAGTATCGCATGGATTTAATTTTAATGATAGCAGAATCTGAAAATTTTAAAAAGTTATCCGAGGAGTTTCAGCTTAAAACTCTCATTTTTTTTATGTTCTGACAAGAAAGGAGGGATAACTTTAATCATGGGATATGATTCATTATCCGAATATTAGGATAATGAATCAGACATAAAATCACCTGCCTTGACATTTTTTTCCTATATGATAAAATCAATAATTAAGCATACTGAAAAGGAGTAAGCTGTATGGATTTAAAAAGTATTCTTCTTTCTGCAATTGAAAAATATGGAAAAAATAACGATTATCCTATCCCGGATATTATTTGGACTGAAACCAATATGGCAGCGTCCTTCGGTGAATACAGATACAGCACGAATACTATATATATCAGCCGTTTGCTGAATTCCAGACAGATATCCTATGAGGCTTTGGAATCGGTTGTATATCATGAATACTCGCATCAAGTATTCAGTGACGAAGAAGATAATGAAAAATACTTGATATCAAAAGTCCCTCGTTATATTGAACATCAAAAAGAATTAGAAACTTTTTTTGCAAATTATAATGCGTGGACAGAAGGAAAACATAATGATTTGATTATGCTCCAAGATGATGATACCGTTTTATGTGAAGTAGTTTTTGATGCGGTGTATCCTGATTTGTATTTTGAAAATTTAGATTGTTATAACCATTGTTATTTAGGAAAACTTGAAATAAATAAAAACTGCAAATTTTCAGGCACCCACAAACAAGTCATATTTCTGGTTAAAGGTAACGGCGAATACTTTATTTGTGGCTGGGCAAAAAATGTAAAGCTGCATTCTCCGATTCAGAATATTGATTTATCAAGGTTTGATATTAAATATCCCGATTGTTTGCAGTATAATTTCAAATGTTTACGCGACAACGCAAGATGGGTTAATCCTTTAGACTGTGAAATGATTGAGTCAATTAGCAACATTCAAAAATTAATAAAAAAGAATGGCTATTGTATGCTTTCTGAAATAACAAAAGAGCAGTCAGATTTTATATTAAATTGTATAAATAATTTTGATTATTCCTTTGCATCTAAAGGCTTTTCAGACGAATCCGTATCTCATTTATCACCTATAATCACAGAAAGTGAAGATACGATTTTAGAGGTTGTGAAGTCGGAAAAAAGCAATTTCCGCAAAATTTTCTTAATGAATAAAGCTATCGCAATAAATCCGAGTGTAGGCAATTATGAAAAACGAGCCGATATTTTTGAAGAAATAACACTCCTGGATTATGCCGCTGATGATTATAAAAAATGCAGTCTGTTAGGAATGAAAAAAACAAGTTTCGGAAAAGACCCAAGCAAATATTCTGATGAATTATTAAAAGCTCACAAATATTATTGTGAACAATAAAAACTGTAAGCCGAGAGTGAAAGCTCCCGGCTTTTTCATTCCATCCCCACAGGAATAATATCGTCAATGGTCAGTTCCTTTTTCGGTTTTGAAATACCATTGAACTGCTTATAAATCTCAATCTGGTCAAGCAAATGACCTAACGGCATCAGCCTTACTTCACGCTCACTTCTGTGAAGCAGACTGACGCCGTAGAATATCAGCCGGGTAAATGTTTCAGTATCACTTACCCGGCTGTTGTATTTTTTGTGTCATCTTTCTCGCTCTCAATATTTCTCTTTGCCCCTTTGTACATAGCAGCCATGATGGCATTTTTGTACTCGGCAAGGTCATAGGGAGTTGTGAGAAGTTCAACCACATCCTCGGTCAGAAGCGGTTTCTTTGCATCGCTGTGCCAGAGGTTGTAAATCATAATTGACTGATTTGCAAGAAGCGTAATCAGCCATACAATTTCGTCAAGGGCATCCTCGAAATGCTCTGTGTTAGAGAGCTTTTCGCCGAGGTTTTCAAGGCCACCGTATCTGCGGGCGATTGACTTCGTTGCGAGTGTAGTGAGAATAAGCTGATATTCCGTGTCGCCGAGGGTGATGTACGCGGAGCGTTCTGAATCGACAACGCTCTCATCATTAATAATTGCGTCCATTATTATTCCTCTCCTTCTTCATCTTCATCGTCTTCAATTATTTCGCCGCCTGGCATATTGGCCGTGTTTATGGTTCCCGGTTCATATACAGACGAAAACCATCCGCTTATAACTGAAGCCGTAACACCTGTATCTCCTTCGGTTACTTCAGCTTTCCACGGATGTTTCCCGCTGCTTGTTGTTTTATGTCTCTGCATTACTGTACCTTCAATGGTCGGAGTCTGGAACGAAATACTGTCGCCCTTCGTCTGCAAGTTTGTCGCGGGCACGCCGAACTGAACTCTGTAAAGCCAGAAATAACGGTATTTGCCGTTGGGTTTCATTGCTCTGAATCCGATTGCAACAGGAGTGCCAATGTCTTCACCTGATGAAACAAGCACACCGTTGCTGTCAACAGCCGCTCCTGTAAGAATTTTTGCTTTAGAAATTCCGATATCATCAACGCCGAGGGTGATTTTACCTTCTTTGAAAGCCTTGATTACTTCCGCTGCGGCATCGTCCGCATACAGAATAGCCTCGGCAAGTTCAACGGAAAGGTCGCAGCTGATTGCTTTTGCGAGAATGGCGGGTGTGCCGTAGGTTTCCTCTCCGCTTGTGTTTTCGGTGATGGGTGCATAATAGAGCTGGTCAAAACCAATTGTACTCATGGGTTTTCCTCCTTTGGAAAAGTATAGTGTTTCGCCACATCAATGGCGTAATGGTGGTAACCCGTATCGTCTTCGTGTTCAATGTATCTTTTTTCTGTGATTGTGAAATCCGCGTTGAACAGCTCCGTTACGAGCCGATACACAGTTTCAAGATAATTATGTTTTGTAAACAGAGATAGCCGAACTTCCTGAACATCAACTCCTGGCCGATTATCCGCAAAAATATCAAAAACATCTATAAGCGGAGTGAGAACAATATATGTGTCGGGAGCTTTGTTGCTGAACACACCCGTTTCAACAGGAATGTTCATCCCGTCGAGAAGTGTATTAAGTTCAGATAATGCCGTCATATATTTTCCATCTCCTTTTCGAGTGTTTCCGTCATAGCCAACATAACATCCTTACGAGATTTCGATTTCGCGGGTTTCAGAAACGGCTTCGGTGGCTGACCGACCTTGCCGTATTCCAGAATATTGGCAATTTTTGCATTGCTTTCGCCGTCTGTACGGGGTTCATTGAAACCAATCTTAATATCGTAATTACCTTTGTTGTCGACTTTCACGGGAGAAGTACCCAGGGCTTTTTCAAGCTGTCCTGTTGACTGTGATTTGTGTTTTGTGTCTTTACCCACAACCGCGGAAAGATTTGTACCGATTGCTTTTTCAGCGACTTCAGCTCCTGCTTTCAGAGCCTTTTCACACACTTCGTCTGTCTTATTTCCTAACCGGGTCAGTTTTGCTGTCAGCTCATCAGGCATTTTCGCTGTCATCTTCGCCACCGAACTCTACCTCCAGTTTACCTACGGCCTCATAATACATATTTTTCTGCCGCACATTTTCAACAGATGTAAGGTTGTATCTTTCACCGCAGCAGTCGATAACCATTGAGGTATCAACTACTTTTCCGGGAATATACCTGAAACGAAACAGAGCCGATGCGTCTTTAAGCACAGCTCTGTTAATCCATTTTTCTGTTGAATTTTTCGGTTCAAAATATGCGTGAACTGAAGCAATCAGTTCTTCGTGAGGTATTCTGAAACCTTCCGCGTCTTTTGTGTAGGTTATTTTTTTGATTGCAATGGGTGTTGTCATGTTACCAAAAGACATAGCCGTCACCTTAACTTAATCACAGAAAGGTAACCCGGTAACCTCGTAACCTCAAAAATAAAGGTATCTATGGAAACATATATATATTTATATAAACACAATAGCAATATAGTTTCCGTGATAGATATAGAATTTTAGGATATGAGGTTACTTTAATAAAAAAGGTTACCTTTTGTGATAAAAAATGAAGAAAAGGTCCGTCAGACCTTCCATTCTCTGTCCAAGCGGAACAGAAAATCCACCGTGGTCATAATCTGCTTGGCAGCATTTGTGCTGTCATTGAAGAAACCGCCTGTGGAGCCGTCTCTTGACTCGTAATAATAACAAGCAAGAATAACGACTCCCTGGCGGGTTGTTGCAGACATAGGATGTACGGCATAAAAGCCTTTGACACGGTGCTGATATTTCTCCGCGTAATCAACAGCAGAATCAATGAAACTTTTAATAAGTTCATCGTCCTCGTCATGTTCAATGATGAGGTTTTTCTTTACCATTTCAAGCAGATTCATCATTTATGCCGCCTCCTTAATTTTTATCAGGCACCGCTTGAGCCTGAACCTGCCTTCATCTTAAGGAGCTTGATAGCTTCGGGAAGGATAACCTTCGCATCAAGACGCTCTGAAGCAACGAAACCGACCTGACCATTTACGCTGTAAAGCTCATTGAGTCTCTGAACGGTCTTGCCCGCTCTGTCGGCAATCCAGTAGCCGAGCTTGAAGTCGCCGAACGCAACAGGAAGCGCGGATGCCTCCGCTGTGGGAACATAGGGTGAGGTGTAAAGCTCATAGCCGGCAAGTCTGTCGGGTTCGCCTGCCTGGAGGGAAGGCTGCCAGAGATATGCACCATTGTTATCCTTGAGCTTGCGGAGGAGCGCAACTGTGGTATCGTTCATGAGGAACTTTGCGTTGCGGCGGTAAGGAGACTTAAGCGAATAGATGAGAGAAAGAACCTCATCGGTTGTGATGGCGGTTGTGCTTGCGGCAGTAACACCGACTTCGCCGCCGTCTGCGGTAAAGATACCAGTGGGCTGTGTTGTGCCTGCGCCGACACAGAACGCTTCCTCTTCGGCAACGGCAAACGCACGGGAAATCTCACCCATGATGTAAGGCTCAAGCGGAAATGCACTGTCCTGGAGGAGTTCCTGGCTTACACGGATAAGGTCAGTCAGCTTGAATGCATCAATCTGCTTCTGACCGAAGGTGGGATTGCTTTCGGTGTATGCCGCGTTTTCCGCTGTCCACTGTGCTGAAGAATGTGTAGCGGCAACAGGAATCTTGCGGTCGCCCGTAGTGGTGATAACCTTTGCGAGGCTGCGGACTACATTGTGTTCCTCAAGTCCCGTGAGAATCTGATGTTCGTATTCTTCAGGAACAAGGTAACCACCGTCCGCGTCAACGCCCTCGGAGAGAACATTGTGGAGCATAGGTCTGCCACGGAGAACACGGGAGAAATCCTCCTTGTATTCGTTGGACGCTCTGCCCACCTTAACGGGTTCAGATGCCTGGGGCTTGCCTGTGAGCGGAGCGTTAACGGGCTTGTTAAGCTCTGTCTCGTGCGCGTCACGGCGTTCCTGGCGGCGGATTTCGTTGGTAAGGCTGTCGAGGTCAGCCTCCATCTTTGAGTAGGTGGCATCGTCCTCTGCGGACAGCACACCGTTCTGTCTGTGAGTATCAAGGAAACCTTCCATTGTTGCCCACAGCTTTGCGCGTTTTGCGTGTAATTCTGTAAGTGTCATAAAAATTACTCCTTTACATAAATTTCTTGATTGTGTCGAGCTTTTTCTGCAGTTCTGCCACAGAACGTCCGACGGGTTTACATTCTTCCTGTGCGGATTTCTCCGCGATTTTATTCAGAAGCACGTTAGTGATTTCTTTTCTCGAAAACGCATAAGCGGGAACAGCCACGACTGTTTTCTTTTCGTCTTCGATAATTCCGTCCGCAAACTTAAGCTCTACAGCCTTGTTCGCGTTCATCCAGGTTTCAGCATCCATAAGATGTGAGATGGATGTGCGTGACCGCCCGGTCTTAAGCTCGTAGGCATTGATGATGCTTTCTTTGACTTCGTCAAGCATTGCGATTGCTTTCTTCATATCCGTATGGTCACCCATAGCAACCGTAGCCGGATTGTGAATCATCAGCATAGCTGTCGGAGCCATAAGAACTGTTGTTCCAGCCATTGCGATTACGGATGCAGCCGAAGCGGCAACGCCGTCAATCTTAACTGTGACTTCATCCTTGTAGTCCATAAGCATCGTGTATATCTGCGAAGCAGCAATGCAATCTCCGCCCGGAGAATTGATGTAAATGGTGATGGGTCCGTTACCTGCGAAAAGCTCATCTCTGAACATTGCAGGGGTCACATCATCGTCAAACCAGGATTCCTCGGCGATTGTCCCGTACAGTTCAAGTACTCTTTCCTGAACGGGTGCGTCTTCCGAGCTTGTTGTCTGACTGTTCTTCCAGTTCCAGAACTTCTTCGGATTCTTCATCTTCGTTCTCCTTTCCGACATCAGCATAGGCAGAGCCTGCGTCAGTCAATTTCATCATGTTACCGTTCACCAGATAAAGGTCGCCGCCTTCGTCAGCGGGTATGCGGTCGAGGTTTTCAAGCTCACGGATATCGTTTGCGGACATCCAGCCGTTCTGCCTGCCGACAGCGTAACCATTCATTCGGCTTTGGTAATCACCACGGAGCAGACCGTCAACATTAAATTTGAAGAAATATTTACTCTTTTCCTCCGGCTGAAGTAAGATACGGGACATCGACTGTTCCCACCTGACAACCCAGGGGTCAAGGGTGTATTTCACAAACTCAAGGGACTGCTGCTCAATATTGGAAAAGCTCGACTTTTCAAGGTCTCCGACCATATGCGGAGGCACTCTGAAAATTCGAGCTATTTCGTTGATTTGAAATTTTCTTGTTTCAAGGAACTGCGCCTCGTTGGGTGAAATTGAAATCGGCGTAAACTTGAGTCCTTCTTCAAGCACGGCGATTTTATTGCTGTTGCGGCTGCCACCGAAAGTCTTATTCCAGGATTCACGGAGTCTTTCAGGGTCCTTGATTGTTCCAGGATGTTCAAGCACACCTCCGGGAGCTGCGCCGTTGGAGAAAAACTTCGCGCCGTACTCCTCGCAGGCTATCGCCATGCCGATTGCGTTCTTACTCATTGCGATTGGACTGTATCCGACAAGACCATCAAAACCGAGTCCCGGAATATGCAGAACATCATAAGAAGTCAGCGTAACATATCCGTTACCGCTTATCGCCTCGTCATCGTTTCTGTAATATTTGTAAACGATGTGTCCGCTGTCGTCTCTGTCGACCGACATCTTATTGGGCATCAACGGATACAGAGCTATGATTTCACCCTTGCCGTTGCGGATAATTTGCGCGTAAGCGTTACCCCACAGCAGAAGGTGCGTCATAAGCGTTTCCCTGAATACGAAGGAACTCATTTCAGGATTCGGCTCATCGTGCATCAGCAGATAAAGCGGATGGTCGACAGCTTTTTCCTTACCGCCGTTTTCCGTATATCTGTAAAGATGAAGCGGCAGTCCCGCGATTGCTTCCGAAAGAATACGGACACAGGCGTAAACAGCCGTCATCTGCATTGCCGACCTTTCGGTTACGGCTTTGCCTGCGGAAGAACCGCCCATATAAAAAGAAAAACCGCTGCCCGCGGTTCTGTTCACAGGCTTATCCCGTGAATGAAATATTGAAAAAATACCCATAGTATATCTCCTTTATGGCATAAGAAAAGCACCGCCGAAGCGATGCTCTCGTTATTGTGTTTTATGCTCTTTCGTAAAGGTAAGGGAAGGTGGCAAGCAAATCCGCTGTCTTTCGTTCTTTTTTTGCAACCTCAAGCGTAACCTCTGCGATAATTTCCTGGATTTCAAAGTAATCTTCCTGGTCAGGACAGTCCTCATTTTTCCATAAAAGCTCTTGTACTTTTTTCAGTTTTTCATACATTTTCGGCTACCTCATTAATAAGGTTGATTGCCCACTCGACCGCGTGACCGCCGTCTTCAAAGCCTCCGTTTGTATCAATAAGGCTGATTCGGCACTCGATTGCGTCAAAGTCCTTGCCTGGTTCGTCAACAAACTCATAAATCTCAACTTTGTATCCGTCTTTGTAATGGCAGTATGTGTAAATAACATGGTCGCCGAATTTTAAGGTTGCTGCGTTGTGATTCATTTCGCACTCTAATTTTTCCATCGTTGTAAGCTTTGTCATCGTTTTGTCCTCCTTATTTTCTGCACTCGGGTCTTGTGGCTCTTGAGTATTTGTCACCCTGCTTTTCAAAGCCTGCTCTTTTTGCTTTGTAGCTGTCAATCAGGCTGAAAAGGTCGGTGCAGTCGAGGTTCTGGTCCTGTGCGAAGTCTGTGTAAATCCAAACAAGTTCGTTTATGTTTTTGCAGGATTCAAGGTCTTTTTCGTATGCTCTCTTTGCTTTTTTGCTCTGTGTCATGGTGGTTTCCTCCCTTTGTTTTTGTGTCTGTATATTAACTCTAAAACACATATATATCCAGTTGATTCGGAGAATAACATCCACAAACATTGGAGGAAAAATTGTGTATTATTGTGACTATATCAGAAGCAAGCCTCTGCTGTCATAAACAGAACCGCCGCCGTCATTTCCGCAGCGAACCGCACGGTCAAGAGCCATAATCGTGGCTACCGCGCCGTCAATCTTCTCTGTGGATTTTTCTTTGTCAGGCTTTATGTTACCGGCAGGGTCCGTGCGTACATAGATGTTATCAAGCATCCAGTAAAGCACAGGATTGCCGTTTTGTGCAATGCCGCCCTCAAGAACCAGTTTGAAGAACTCCTTTGACGGCGGAGACATATCTTTGAATCCCTGACCGAAAGGAACAACGGTGAAACCCATGTCCTCCAGGTTCTGCACCATCTGCGTTGCTCCCCAACGGTCAAACGCAATGTCGCGGATATTGAATCGTTTACCGAGGTCTTCTATGAATTTTTCTATGTAAGCATAGTGAACTACATTGCCTTCTGTTGTGTAAATATATCCCTGTTTCTCCCAGACATCATACGGAACGTGGTCGCGCCGTACTCGAAGGTCGAGCGTTTCTTCCGGGAGCCAGAAATATGGAAGCACATAGTATTTGTCATCGTCATAGGTCGGTGGGAAAACCAGTACAAATGCCGTGATGTCTGTTGTTGATGAAAGGTCAAGTCCGCCGTAGCATACACGCCCTTCCAGGAAGGATTCGTCATAGGCAACCTCGCAGTTCTTCCACTTTTCCATCGGTAGCCATCTGACCGACTGTTTTACCCACTGATTCAGACGGAGCTGTCTGAATGTGTTTTCTTCGGCGGGATTTTCCTTTGCCGAAGCACAGGCAGCTTCAACTTTGTCGATGCCGACTGTAACGCCGAGGGAGGGATTTGCTTTCATCCACACCTTTGGGTCCGTCCAGTCATCGTCAACATCCGCTCCGTAAATAACGGGATAGAATGTTTTATCGATTTTTCTGCCCTCAAGAATATCCTTTGCTTTCTGATGAACTTCATAGCAGATTGATTCGGTATCCGTTCCGGCTGTTGTTATGAGGAAATATAACGGCTGCATACGCGCGTCACCTGAACCCATAGTCATAACATCATAGAGCTTGCGGTTCGGCTGCGTATGCAGCTCATCAAAAACAACTCCGTGGATATTGAAGCCATGCTTTGAGTAAGCCTCGGCTGACACAACCTGGTAAAAGCTGTTCGTGGGATTGTATGTGATTCGTTTTTGCGCTTTTGATATGGTGATGGTTCTGTTCAGAACTTTGTTCATGCGAACCATATCGGCGGCAACATCGTAAATGATGGATGCCTGACCTTTATCGCCCGCACAACCATACACCTCTGCCCTCTGCTCGTCATCAGAACAGCAGAGCAGTAATGCTACGGCTGCGGCAAGTTCTGACTTACCCATCTTCTTGGGTATTTCAATGTAGGCGGTGGTGAACTGCCTATAACCATTTGGTTTTACGATTCCGAAAATATCACGAATAATCTGCTCCTGCCAGTCAATCAGCTCAAACTTCTTACCCGCCCATATACCTTTGGTATGACAAAGACTCTCAATAAAGGCAACGGCATGGTCAGCAGCACGTTTGTCATAATGAGAGTCTTCAGCCATAAATTTTGTGGGAACATATTTTTTAAGTTTTCTCAATGCCTATCACTCCAAACCGAGTGAAATTAAAACGAGGTAAAATATCGGAAGAACGATATTAAACGCAAATGAATTGATTGCTGTGTAAATTAAAGCTGTAATCACTGCTTCGTCACCGTCCATTCTTTATTCAAAACAATGTCAACCGCGTTTATTGCGTACAGGAGGATATCATCGTCTTCCGCCTCTTCATCAGTAATCTTGCGGTATTTCTTTTCCACATCGTCATAAACAACGAGCGTATTCCAGAGGTCATCGTAAAACGCGGAATGCAGTGTAATAGTTTTTGTTGTTTTGCCCGTAAGGTCCGGGAGCTGATTAAAAATCTCAATCATTTCATCAGCGTCAAGATTTGTAAAATTATGCAGATACAGATTCGCGTTCCAGTTCTTTGCGAGAACGATATGCTTCACATTTGCATTTTTGTAGTAAGAAAGCGACTTTGTAAAATTCGCGTTGATGCAATTAAGGAAAAGCGTATTGACATTTCCTATAAATCTGTCGGTGCTCTGATTGATAAAGCTCTTGGGTAATGTAAGGCTCTTAATTCCAGAAAAACAATCATCATTTACACTGTTGGCCTGTGTGATTAAGCGTTCAAATGTAAGTTCAAGGTTAGTACAGTTATTGAAAGCGCAAGTACCGACAGTAGTAACATACGGCAGATATGCCTTGCGAAGAAATGAGCAGCCCGAAAAACGGCTGTTGTTGATAGTTCTGCCATAAAAATACAGCTCCTCCAAAACAGGAGAAATATTGCTGCTCGTGGTTTCATTCGTGTCAAGCTCCAGAACCTTGCATGAGCGAAGGTCAGGCAGACAGCTTTCCTCAACATTCGAGTAAACATATGTGGCGGCGGAGCAGATTCGGTTTTCAACGGAAACCTGATATCCGTTTCTGACAACATAAAGTTCGTTGGGGAAAAAATGCACTTGATCATATTTCAGAGTCATTGCTCTGTCTTTTGCGAGGAAAAGAACGAATACATATTCCGAGCGGTTCTGGCACACATAGTCTGTTTCATA